CGGTCCTGATGGCGGTCTACACCCCGCCGACGGTCCCGGCCCCGATGCGCGCACAGGTCGAGCGTCTGCTCGGCGACCTGGACCTGTACGCGAAGATCCACACGGTCCAGGACAAGGACACCAAGGCCCGCGTCCCGTTCTCACCGCTGCCGATGCAGTCGAAGATCTTCGCCGCCGTGCGGGCGGGGCACCGGCGCATCATCGTGTGCAAGGCCCGCCAGGTGGCCGCGACCACGGGCGCGAAGATGGTCCTGCACCACCTCGCATCCACGACCCCGCACCGGGCCATGCACGCGGTCGTGTCCATGCGTTCCGACTCCGCGTCCGCGCTGCTGGGTGACCACGCGGCGTGGGTCGAGGATCTGCCCGAACTGCTGCGCCGCCCGACCCGGGTGTCCCGCAACGCGGTCGAGTGGCCCGACACCGGGGCCAGCATCCGGGCGTACACCAGCCGGTCGCAGACCGGACTGCGGTCGTTCGCCCCGGCCGCTGCCCTGATCTCCGAGGCCGCGTACGCACCGGACCTCGAAGAAGTGATCGCCCAGGTGGACGCCGCCGTGGGCGACGGTCTACTCGTCGTCGAGAGCACGGCCCGGAACCCGAACGACTTCTTCTCCCGTCTCGTCCGCGACCCACCGCCCGGGTGGCACCTCGTCACCCTGTGGTGGCACGAGCACCCCGCGTACGAGGACGTCCCCCCGCCGGACTTCTCCCCGACCCCCGAAGAAGTGAAGTACGGGGAGAGGTACGGACTGACCCCAGGGCAACTGGCGTGGCGTCGCCGGACCATCGCCCGACTCGGGTCCGAGCAGAAGTTCTGCCGGGAGTACCCCGCGTGCATGGACGACGCGCTGCTCGACGTGGGTGGCGGGTTCTTCCCGGCAGAGGCGACCCAGCACATCGACGTGCTCGACTTCAGCGTGACGGGGGACACCCGGGAGATCGAACCCCCGCAGCCGGGGGACCGGTACGTGGTGGGCGTCGACACGGCCGGCGGGGCGGGCGGACGGTCCGACTACTCGGCCCTGGCCGTCGTCAGCGTCACCACCCGTCAGCCCGTCTTCATGGCCCGGTCGAACACCGCGTCCCCGAAGGACTGGGCGCACCGGGTCGTCCAGGTCGCCACCCGCTACAACAACGCCCTGGTCCTGGCAGAGAGCAACAACCACGGCCACGCCCTGCTGCTCGAACTCGACGCGTGCGGCTACCGGACCCAGTGGCGGCACCCGTCCACGGGCAGGCCGTGGGTCACGACGGTCCAGTCCAAGGTCGAGATCTTCGACACCCTGCGGGAGCACCTGCCCCTGGTCCGGATGCTCGACCGCATCACCTACCTGGAACTCAGGTCACTCGTCGTCGGCACGTCCCCGGCACCGTCCGCCCCCGACGGGGCACACGACGACGCGGCCGTGGCCATCGCCCTGGCGTACCGGGCCCTGCGCGACGTCCCGCCGTCCTGGCGGGTCGGTGTTACAATGCCGACCAACCGCATCGACCAACTGTTGAGCGCGTCCCGCGCACGCCGCATCCGCGCGACCCGCGCCATGCCGTTCCACACCTGACCCGGTCACACACCCATGATGAAGCCCGAAGAAGTGCGGAAGATCTGGGAGCAGCACCAGGACTACTGGGCATCCTGCCGGGAGGAACTGGAGGAGTACTCCAGGTTCTACCTGACCCGGTACTGGACTTCGAGCCCGCTGACCACGGTGCGGGTCGAACTTCCCTCGGCCTACAAGGTGGTCGAGTCCTACGTCGGGTCCCTGTTCTCGCGGCAGCCGTCCGTCGTCGTCAAGCCGGACGTCCGTGGGCGCGGCAACCCCGACGTGGCCCAGGCGGTCAGCAACCTGTTCCTGGCCCGCACCCGCGAGGTCGTCGAGGACGCCCTGCGCCTCGCCCTCATCTACCCGTCCGCCTACATCAAGCTGGCACCCGTGGAGTCCACGGACCCCTTGGAGCGGGTCGGCGTTGCGGCCATCCCCCCGTGGGAGGTCGTCGTGGACGCCACGGCCCCGACGTGGGACGCCCAGCGGTGGGTGGGTCACACCTACATGCTGCCGAAGGAGGACGCCGCACAGAGGTACGGGGTGTCCCCGGACCGCCTGCGCGGCCAGTCCTACCGCCGGGGTCCGGGCGCGGGACTCGCCACCCCGTCCACGGGCACGCGGGTCCCGACGTCCCTGGCCGACCTCTACATGGGTGGCAAGGCGTCCACCCGCGAGGACGTCGAACAGTGGATCACCGTCCTGGAGTTCTACGACCTGCGCGCCGACCGACTGGTCGTGTGGTCCCCGGACTACACGACGGACGGTCAGCAGGGTGGCGAGTTCCTGTTCTCCGGGGTCAAGGTCGAGACGGGGACCCTGGGCGAGGACCCCGAGCCCGTGACGGAGTCCGCCGGCATCCCGTACAAGACGGCGTCCGGCCGCCCCGTCGTCCCGATCATCCCGCTGTACTTCGCACGGAACCCCGAGGAACCGATGCGGGGGTACTCCCTCGTCGGCCGGTCCCGCGACCAGTTCCGCGAGGTCAACATCATCCGCACGGCCCAGGCCCAGGGCGTCCGCCGGATGGCGCGCAACTGGCTGTCCCGCCAGGGGTCCCTGTCCGAGGAGGCCGCCGCCAAGCTGGCACAGAACGTGGACGGTGAGGTGATCGAGGTCGACCTCGCCCCCGGTGCGACCATCGCCGACATCCTGGTCCCCGTGCCCGTCACCCCGATCCCGGCCGACATCCTGTCGTACGCCGGCACCGTGTCGGCCGACATCCAGGAGGCCGGACTCCTGGCCCCGTTCACGCGGGGCGAGGTCAGCCGCACCACGGCGACCGAGGCGAACCTTCTCGCCGGGTACTCGGCGACGGAGATCGGCCGCATGGCACGCGCCCGGGACGCCGCCATCGCCCGCATCGCGCAGACCTACTGCTCGATCCTGGCCCTGGTCCTGGGTGAGGGGGCCGAGCCCCTGGCCCTGCCGTACCCGTCCGGCCCGACGATGCTGTCCGCCGACGACCTGACCGGCGACATGAGCTTCTTCGCAGAGGACGCCGGGGCCACCCCGATCGCCGACGCGGCGAAGCGTCAGAGCCTGGTCGAACTCGCCCCGCTGCTCGTCCAGCTTGGTGCGGACCCCGCGAAGATCCGTAAGGAACTCGTCAGGTCGCATCAGCTTCCTGAACAGTTGGCAGAGGCCGTCGAGGTCCCCGTCTCTGAAGAACTCCCGCCCGAGGTGCCGTGATGGTTGCCGGTGTGTACGAGATCTGGGTTGGGCCGTACTTCTACCAAGGTTCGTCGAAGAACATCCATCGCCGAATCAAGGAACACCAACAGGCGTTGAGGAACGGCAAGCATCGCAACGAGTTCATGCAACGTGCGTACATCAAGTACGGATGGGGTTCTTGGTCCACCCTCGTCGAGTGTGCCCCCGATGCACTGTCTTCGTGGGAACAGGCGTTCATTGACACCAACATCGACTCCCGCGAGTGCCTCAACCTCAGTCGTTCGGCAGACCGGTGCAACATCCCGTACACTGACGAACGCCGCATGAAGATCGCCGCCAAGGCCATCGGTCGCAAGGTCTCTGCCGAGACTCGGGCACGGCAGAGTGCGATGCGCAAGGGTCAGCGGGCGTGGAACAAGGGGGTGCCACACACCCCCGAGGCACTGGCCAAGATTTCGGCCGCCGCCCGCAAGCCGAAGTCTGAATCCATGCGCAAGAAGTTGAGTGCCACCTTGCAAGGGCACGTCCTCTCCGATGCGACCAAGGAGAAGATTCGTCAACGTGCATTGGAACGATCCGCCCGCAAGTTCATCCTCAATGCCTTCTCCCAACTGATCCCGCCCGAGGTGCCGTGATGCCGATCAAGATGAAGTCCCCCAAGGGGATGCCCACCGAGATGATGGAGGTGGCCGAGGAGTCCGACACGGTCTTCGAGTCGGCCATCCCCGCCCCCGAGAAGCCGTACTCCCCCAAGACCGCCGACAGCCTCGCCAAGGCCCTCGTCCAGGTGGCGAAGGTGTTCGGCCTGCCGCCCACGACGCCGGCCCCGTACTCGGGTCCCGTCACCGAACTCGATCCCGAGGTCGTGCAGGTCCTGATGATGGTCGACGAGGCCGCACGCGACTTCGGCCGGCCCCTGCCGGTCGCCCCGTCCGAGATCAAGTCGGACAACGACCTGGTCGCCATCACGGCGCACATCACGGGTCTGGCCCGCGACCCCGACTTCAAGGAGTTCCTGAAGATGGACGCGGCGGAGGACGTGACCGACGAGCCGAGCGCGCCCGAGGGCGAGGCCGCGCCGTTCGACTTCGCCAGCCGGATGAAGGCGTGATCCCCGCGGTCGGACTGGCCGCCGCACTCCGCAGGTCCATCGACCTGCGGAGGTCGCTGGCGTCCCGTCTGACCGGCCGTCCGTCGGACGAAGCGCCGCCCGCCCCCCGGACGTTCGGCAACGCCCGCCAGGGCCTCGTACAGGCGTGCCGCACCGCGTCCCCCGCGTCGTACCGGTACGCCCCCGAGGACGGCCCCAGGGGGCCACGGAGCCGCCTGACGGTGGGTGCCGTGTTCCGCCTGCGGTCCACGAACCGGGTGTACGCCCACGTCTGGTCCCCCGGACGCGGGTGGCGTACACACCGGGTCGACCGGGTCGTCGGACCCGTCACCGTCGCACCCCTGGGTGGCCGCCGACGCCTGCCCACCCCGCCGGGATTCCGCCGTGCCTACTACCGGCGCGTGGGGACACTCCTGGCATCCATCACCTGACAGAAGGAGCACCCCGATGGGACTCA